TAGTCTTTATTCCTTTTCTATAAGTATGAAGCAACTTATATTGATACTCTATCCATGACTCTTTTGGCATTTTTTTGATACCATACTTTATGCCTTTAGCCAAGCAATTAGTATCTATAATTTTGTTGACTAAGTGATTCGCTTTTAGCCCTTTAAGCAAATACATTTCTTTTATAAGGTAGAGATCGAAACCAAGAATATTATGACCAACAATGTAGTCAGAAGAGTCAAGCCAACCCCTAACAGTATCAAAGATATCGTTAAATTTCTTGCCAGTTGTTTGAATGAGTTGCTCTGGGTATCTTGTGATTCTTCTGGCATCTTCAGATATCTTAAGATTAGTATCCCATTTAATCAAAAAATCTCGCTCGTCACTCTTCTTGCCGCCAACAGTATCGAGCATCGCTATTTGCCAAGGAAGATTTTGACAAAAATTAAGACAGAGATTTAAAGTTTCACAATCTATAAAAACAAGCCTTTTAGACTTATCAAATCTCAGTAATTCATTTTCCATATTTTTCCTTAAAGGATTGAGCGCAAAACTCGTTTGAAGAACAATGATCTAGCTCTGGTTTATTTAGAGTTGTTCTTTGGGAAATGCATCTGAATGTCAAGTAGGGCAGAAAATCCTCTTTGTTTTCGTAATATATTGATTGAGCTTGCACTATCTCGTTTTTGTCTCCTGCAAACTCTTGAACTCTTTTTTTAATTATGAAATCAAATGGAAGATTGTTGTCCTCTAAGAAAAAAATAGGCTTGCAAAAACTAAAGTCTGGAATACAAATGCTATAGGTTAAATTATTTTTAAATATGAAAGAGTCATAGAATGGAATCCCCAAAGTTAAAGAGTTTTCATTCCAAAGTGTTTTTAAAGTCTTAAAATCTATTCTTGGATAGTAATAAAAGCCATCAGAGCAAGCAACAGAAGATATTTTTACGAGAGAAGAATATCCATCTGAGTTTTTTAAAAAAACTATTACCTTATGCTCCCTTTCTCTTGACTCATTAGATTTATTATTTATGTCGTCACAAATAGTTAATCTTAGACCGAATCTTAGTGTTAGTTTAGACTCTTCGCATGACTTATATCCCTCTAGAAATCCAGACAAAGAATCTTCTACTAAATAAATAGAATTTAACTCTAGCTTTTTTGCCACATCAATAATTGATGAAGGCTCGTCTGGTTCGCTGGCACCAGCTTTAGCTAAAGTTAAAATCGATTTACCAAGACTGTAGTGAGATTTGAAAAACGGTAACGCAGAATACATTAGTTTAAAAAGTTAAAGAATCTTTTCTCCAATAGGGGCATCCTTTATACTCTGTTTTATTTATTAATACTACCTTTGGGTCTTGAAACAACTCTTCTCTTTTTAAAGAAGATCTTACAAATTTATCATCTTTATCTACTCCTATATAGAAAGTTACGGGCAATCTGGCAGGACAAATCCATTTCCCTTCCACATCACTTCCGCACATCCACTTCTTTTTAGGAGAACTAACAGCTAGATTTTCTACAGCCTTTGTTTCATCAAATGATGAAATATAATTTGCTATATACGCCAAATATTCTTGGAAGCCTTCTAGCTGTTCTTGCGTTGGCTTTGGGGCTTCTTGGATTGGCTGCTTCTTAAACTTTAAGAAAATAAAAGCAACATCTGGAATACTGCCTGTCTTTTTATAGACAGCTAAGGAATACATTAAATTTTGCAGATTGAAATCAACCTCATCCTTGGAAAACTTAGCCTTGCTTGACTTATAGTCGAAAATTTTATATTGTTTTCCAGAATACTCTGCTAACTTATCGATAAAGCCATTTAATATATAATTATTCTCATCCAAAAGAAATTCTTCTTCTGGAACAACAGACTTAGCCCCAGAGCAATAGAAGTCGCTTTGCAGGCCAGTTTGAATCATATCGTAGATCAAGTCAAGATTTTCTTCGTCGTCTACCTTGAGTTTTTTAGCATGCTTTAAAATAAGTCTATGGATAGGAGGATTTTTTATGACCCCTGCTTTTCCAGAGCATAAATCTTTAAAATATTTTTTATGTCTTTTATTTAAGAGTAGCTCAAAAATTAAATGACATATAGTACCCCGAGAAGCTCCAGAGTTTGGAGTATCAGGAAGCTTTAAAATATATTTAGAATAGTAGAGCCAGCTGCAACCATCGATAGTCTTAATTTTGCTGGCACTAAGTTTAACTTTATCTTTATTCATGAGTAGACTGATACCACTGAGAAATTAATTTTGGATCTTTTAAATGCATTTCACCAAAATCTTTTTGTCCTTGCGGTAATTTGATTTTTATTTGCTGAATGTCAAAATAATTCGCTAACTTATTCTTTACATTTTCAGCTGCTACATTTCCAGCGCCTTTATCTGAGCCGTCATTATTAAAAGCAATAATTATATAATTAGGATTCAAACTCAACAAGAAATACACAAGTCTGCTTGATAAATTCAATCCAAACGTAACAAGAGCATTGTTAATATTATTTTGCCTTAATGCCAAAAGATCTCCTATGCTTTCTACTAGAATAATCTGCTTCTTTGATTTAAGATCTTGAATATTTACTTTTGCTGGAAACACCCATTCTTTTTTATCTCCTAAATGCTTCCACTTTGGTCTTCCTTCTAAAGTTATTGCGCTAATATCTCGACCAGAAAAACCAATCAAATCATTATCTTTATTAAAAATAGGAAATACATACCTGTTAAACATTTTACCAGCTGAAGCTACTCCTCCCTGAAATGGCAACAAAATTTCAGAAGATATACCTCTCTGAATCCAATAAGAATCATCTTTCCGAAGTTTAAGCAAAATACTTTTATCAAAAACTTCTTGCTGCTTTAAAATTGGCCTCTGTAAAGTCTCTTCTTTGTTATAAGTAATTCCTTTAGAAGAAATCCATTCTTTAGCCTCTTCTATGTTTTTTAGCTTTAATGTTAACTTAACTAAGTCCTCTAAAGAGCCGCTGATATTCTCTTTGAAGTCAACCCACTGACCAGAGTTTTTCCAGATTCTTAAAACACTGTCGTTATTAGAATCTCTGTATAGAGGTCTTGTTCTGTATTCTCTCCCATGATCAGAAAGGACATAGCCTATCTCTTGAAGAACTTGCTTGACGCTATCGTTATCGTTCATAGAACTTCGCCATCTTCAGAGTCATTTAAATCTGGCCTTAGAGCCCTTGCATCTACTATATCAGACAAAGTACCAGTCTCTTGAACATTGAAATTAGATATATTAAAACTAATAAAATTAGTTTGATATCTAACAGCTCTTCCTTCTTGAATTCTAACTAGATCATGGTGACCTTGAGACTCTCTTCCTTGAAATCTTGTAGCCAATGGAATCATTTTATGAGAGCCAAATTCTTGACCGTCTTCAGCGATCTCTTCTACAGTTTTTCTTCTGAATATAGCCACATAGGAAGCAAACCATTGCAGACGATCTGATTGAGATATGGCGCTGCTATCGTCTACTCCGTTCTCAGCACTTCTATTTAACTGACATGCTGTAAGAATTGGCACATCAAGCTCCAAACTTAATTCTTTGAGAGCATTAACTTTTTCTCCAATCAATTGGTACTCTTGCTTATTCTTCTCAAATTCGCCAGTTAATTTAATATAATCATATACTATAACACAAGGATTCCCTCTTCCTACTTTGGTATAGTACCATCTTTTAACAATAGATATTACTTGCTCGATTGGTTTGCCGGAAACTTGTAGATGATCTACTTTATTTTGGAGAGCTTTGATTTCGTTTTTACTATCTTGGAACTTAGTATATAATTGGCCATTTTTTTTCCAATTGCCCGTTTCAAGATGCCAGACAGGAATTCCAGTCACAGATGAAGCTATTCTGAACTTCATATCAAGCGTCGTCATTTCTGTATCTAGAACTAACGCTCGACAATTTTTGTTAAGAGAAGCCATTTTTATAGATAAATCATTTAATATGGTTGATTTACCATGCTTTGGCCTGCTTACCCACGCATATATGTTGCCCGGTCTAATCCCACCATATAGTCTGTTGAAGTTTTCGTATGGTGTTACCAAGCCAGTTTCTTGAATTGGATTATTTCCTCTTTCCTCGATAATCTCTATAAGATTAGCTGAGATATCTTCTGGCTTATTATTTTCACTAGCATAAGCACAGATTTTATCATTATAAATTTTATCCGACTCTGTAATGATTTCTTCTATTGTTTTTTCAGCGCAATTATGAGCATGCTTTTTAATCTCCTCTCCTGTTTGCTCTATTTCTCGTCTTATTCTAAATTTTAATAGCTCTTTGGCTGCCTCTACCAATCCACTTTGAGTCGTAGGAATGATACATATACTATTAATATAGTTAAATATATCAATAGACTGATCTTTAAAAGTGATACCTAGATTTTGAGCTTTCTGTGCTATTAAAACCTTTTCTACTTGTTCTCCATTATTAAAGGTTTCCTTAAATACGCAGAACACTGTATAATGCACTTCATTGACAAAATCATTTTCTGAAATGAAATTAGAAATATCTGCATAAACAGTTGGGTGCTTAATTAGACCAGATAAGATATACTTTTCAATCTGGAGAGAGTAAATCGCCATTACAATATTATATTAAATTTTTGCTTGAAAAACAAGTGACTCAAATCATCTACTTCTTTGTCATAAATTTCGACAAGAAATATATTATTCATTTCTAGCCATTTTTCCTTTGCCACGTCACGCTTAATTGATTTTAAATAATTAAGACGAGATTCATTATGGAAAAATTTGTTGAAAGAAGAATGCTGAGGACCATGAACTTCCACAGCAATCTTTTTTGTCGCGTTAAATAGATCTACTTTAAGTAAAGATCCATAAACAGGAAACTCTTCATAAACAATATGGTTTTTCCAGTATTGTTTTAAGAATTGCTTGGTCTTAAACTGGATCTTAGAAAGAGACGGGCCATCCCAGTCTATTACATATTTTGCTACATTTTTACTTACTGCTTTTCCATATATATTTAAAAGCTTCATCGCTTTAAGACATTCATGAACTTATTAAATAAATATTTTGTTATGTTTGGATTCTCCTCAAGGAAGTTTTTAAGATTGTCTGCTCCTTGATGTTGTTTTGGCATTTCTAAGTTATTGTCTGAAAGCTCTTTAATAAGCTCATCAGTTATAGTTATCCAAGCTCCTTTTGCATGCGCGAACTCCCAAGCGAGCAATTGATCAACGATCTCATACTCTACCCAAATGCTTGTGCCATTAGTCCTACCGTATTTAATTGGGTAACGAACTTCTCTGCCAGTCTTTTCATTCGATGTTTTGCGGAACATCACTTTGCACCAATGCCCTATCGGATTACCCTCTCCTTTAGCGTTAGAGTAAATCAAGTCTTTATTCCATCGCTGTTGGAACTCTAAGATCCAATCTGAATAATGCAAAGCTGCATTTCCGCCACTTGCATTTGTTACTTTTGGATCACCTTTTTCGTAGGGATTAATTTTAATCGAAGACCTAACTTGAGAAATAATAAAACAAATATGCCCTCTGGAAGAAAAACCAGCGGCCATCTTTCTCAAC